TTGCAGTATTAAACAAAGGTGATGTTAAGATATTTGTAGGTGACGATTGGTTTAGATTGCTTATAATGGCTTACAGAGCGTTAAACCTTTATGCTTACAATCCACAAGACAAAGAAGATAGAGTATTTACTTTGCCAGGAACTTCAATCGAAGTTGTACCTGTAAACGGTTTAAATTCAATAGGTGATGCTTATGCTATAAGCGTATCAAATATTGCTTTAGCGGTTGACTTAGTAAACGAAGAGAACTCCTACAAAATGTGGTACAGCGAAGATAACAACGATGTAAGATTTAGAGCAGAGTGGAAAATCGGTGTTAACGTAGCATTCACAAATGAGTGTGTTAAGTTTAAGTCAGCTATTTAATAAATAATTTTTAACCAAAAAGGGCGGTGCAAAACGCTGCCCTTTTTTAATACTAAAAAATATGCCTTGTGCAATAACAGCAGGTTACACGATAGATTGTAGAGATGGTGTTGGTGGTATTGATGCAGTTTACTTTGCCGAGTTCGGTAATGTTACTATGCTAGATGCTTCTGGAACTGTCACTGGAATAACTAAAGTAGTAGGNAANAGATTTTATAAGTTTGAAGTACCTACAAAGTCAAGTGCAACAGCTTCAAGTAACCCAACGGGTTCAACAGAAAATGGTACATTGTTCTTTGAGCAAATGGTAGATTTTCCTATCAACAAAAGAGATGCAACCACTAGAAACGTAATTACAACTTTAGCAAAAAACAAAGTAGTAATAGTAACTAAAGATAAAGACGGTACATATAGAATGTATGGTAAGCAGTACGGAATGTATTTAGGTGCTTCTACGGGAGCAACAGGTGCGGCGGCTGGTGATGCTAACGGTTATGTATTGAAGTTTGAGGGTACTGAATTAGAAGATTTCTTTGTAGTATCAAGTTCGGTAGGTAATGCTTTAGAAACCGCTGGTTAATAAACAATAAAAATTAAAAGTTTAGCCCCTGCCTGTGAAAGCAGGGGTTTTTTAATATGATAAATTTAACAAAAGGACTTACGCAAACAATATATTTTACGGGTACTGAAAATGCAACCTTATCAGTTCCAAAATTTTTATGTACATTTACAAATAGAGAAACTTTAGAGGTCGTTATTATACCAATTACAAACGTAAGTACAACGGCAAGATATGATAAAGCTAGTGTGGTAGTTAATACTTATTTTAGTACAGCAACAACGGGCTTTTATTCATATAGTATTAGGGAGTTTACGGGTAGTTATCCAAGTTCACCTACTTACGGTGTAATAGTTGAAACGGGATATATGTATTTAAACCCGTCAACAGAGTTTGCACCAACGGAATACGCAGAACAATCTAACGCATTTAAAACATACAATGGATAACATAGGAAAATACAATTTGATTTCTGTAAAGTTTGCCAAAGCAGAGCAACCAAAGTTTGAGGAACGTAAGGGGCAAGGGTATATTCAGTATGGTGCAAATAACGATTACCCCGATTACTTACTTAATCTTTACAAAGAAAGTTCTAAGCACGGTGCTATAATCAAAGGCAAGTCAAATTACATCTACGGCAAAGGCTTTAATTTTCCTAAAGATTTAATGGCAAATACTCAAGGGGAAACCTTTAACAATATATTTAAGAAAGCGGTAAAGGATGATGAATTATTTAGTGGGTATTATTTACAAATAATTTACAACTTAGAGGGTAAGATAAAAGATGTTTACCACTTAGATTTTAAAAAGGTAAGAACTAACAAAGAGCAGAATTGTTTTTATGTAAAAAATGATTGGCAAGATAATAGAGAAAAGGCAAGGGCTTACCCAGCATTTAGTGGAACATATAATAAGGATAACCCATCGCAAGTATTATTTGTAAAGCAATACAATCCTGGCGATGAGATTTACCCTACTCCTAATTACTATCAAGCACTTAATTACATCGAAAGTGATGTGCAAGTAAGTAGGCATATTTTAGGTAATGCAAAGGACGGGTTTGTAGCAACAACAGCTATCAACTTAAATAACGGTGAGCCTAATGAGGAGCAAAAAGAGCAAGTAGAGAAGGATATTAAAAAGAAGTTTACGGGTAGCGAAGGCGATAGGGTATTATTGTTTTTTAACAAAAGTAAAGATACAGCGGCAGAGGTATTACCATTATCTCAAACAATGCTTACTAAGGAAGATTTTACTAATATCAATAATCTTATCCAACAAGAGATTTTTGCAGGGCATCAAATTACTTCGCCAATGTTATTCGGTATAAAGACTGAAGGACAGTTGGGTGGCAGTAGTGAGATTAGAGATAGCTACGAAATATTTAACAACACTTACGTAAACGAAAGACAGCAACAACACGAAGAGGTATTTAATAAACTATTATCTTTTAAGGGAATAAATGGTGATTACAAAATAACACCAGTTGAGCCTTTAGGGTTTGGTTTAAGAGATGAATTATTGTTAGATGTAATGCCTAGAGAATACTTTTTGGATAAGTTAGGTGTGGACCAAAAATACTACAATATACCTGCGGTAAGGGCAACAGGTGCTTTGCCAATTATTGACAACACAACCGACATAAGTGGAAATACAATAGCACCAGTTAATGAGAATTTAGCAGGTATGAGTGGGCGTAAATTTCAGCAATTAGAAAGGATAGTAAGAAAATACAAGTCTGGTAAAATAACAAGATTAGCAGCGGCTATGATGCTTAAAAATTCATTTGGCATAAGCGATGANGAGGTAGGGTTATTTTTAGATGACAATAGTTCCGATGCACAATTTGCTATGGAAGATGAGATTGACTTTGCGTTATTAGAGCAGTTTAGCACAATTCGGTGAGGATAAAAATAGCTTTGAGGAATTAAGCCGTAAGGATGCAATACAATCGGAATACTTTGCCGATGTGCAGGAATTGAGCCAATTAGAAAGTAATATTTTAAACCTTATAAAAAAGGATAAAAGAATTACAACGGAAGTATTAGCAACGACATTAAAAGTTGAAAAGGCTGTAATAGCAAAGGCTTTAAGTAGTATGGAAGATGGTGGCATATTTACCGTATCTAATGTAAAACAAGGCGAAGATATTATTGTAGAAAGGACAGCAACAAATATTAAGATAGAAGCTCCTAAGCCTACAACTACCGAAATACTATTAAGATATAGTTATGATGGTCCACAAGACGATAAGAACAGACCATTTTGTGCGAAGCTAATGGAGTTAAATAGATTATATAGCAGAGCAGATATAGAAACAATTAGCGAAAGGTTAGGGTATTCGGTATGGGATAGAAGGGGTGGTTGGTTTACACAACCAGACGGTACACACCGTCCATTTTGTAGGCATAAATGGTTTGCTTTAACGGTAGTAAGAAAAAATAATTAATTATGAGTGCAAATGTTTTATTCATAAATGAAACTACTTTAAAGAGTAGAACGGGCATAAGCGATGCTATCGATGGTAAGCAGCTAAAACCACATATCAAGTTAGCACAAGATATGTATTTACAAACTGCTTTAGGTAGTACCCTTTATTTGCGTTTACAGGCTGGTGTAGAGGCAGATAATTTAACAGTTAACGAAACTATCCTTTTGGATAATTACATCACAGATAGCCTTGTATGGTACACTATGAGCCTATTGCCAATGGCTTTAGGTTATCAGTTTTTCAGTAAGGGTGTTTTACAAAAGACAGCAGAAGAAAGTAACGCACCATCAAGAGGTGATTTGGAACTTATAGCAAGTTCTTATAAGTCAACAGCGGAGTTCTATAAGCAAAGAATGATTAACTATTTGCGTGAAAATTACACAATGTATAGTGAGTATTTTAGTACGGGTGCAGGTTACGATGTTATTTTCCCAGAGTTAAGGGGTTATACTTCGCCTATTTATTTAGGTAGAAATATTAGCGACTTTAAAAACCGTTCGTTCTCTGGTAACAATGCAACTAATGGCAGTACGTTTACGGTGTATATTACACCAACGGTAGGGGTATCTTCATTTACTATTCCAGATATGACGGCTTCAAGTACGGTGTTGATTGCAACAAGGTCAGGTTTGGTTAAGGGAGTTACAAACGCAGCAACGGCAAACACATTATATTTACAAATAAATGGCACTACCTGCACTTTGCCAACAGGCGATATTGTAGGAAGTGGCGAAATATTTTCTTTTACTTATAGATAAATATGGCAAAATATAAACAAAAATTAATAGACAAAGTATTGTTTTATGACATACAACCAATTAGTAGCAGAAATACAAACATTGTTGGAAGCAAACCCAATAATAAAGACGGCAAAAAACTCAACTCCAAAGGAGTGGTTAAACCGAGATGAGCAACCCGTTTACCCTATTTGCTGCTATTCACTTAATAGTGGTCAGCTAAATATAGGTCGGCAGCATATTTTTAATGTTCAATTTTTCTTTTTAGATAAGAGTGGTGCAGAAATGGAGTTTGAACAAGAGGTTATATCGGACCAGTTGCAGATAGCAAACGATGTTATAGAAACGATAAGGGGAACTAAAAGGGAATACACTATTGAAGATGTAATACCCTTTAATACAATATCCGATAAGTATGAAGATTACTTAGCAGGGGTAGAATTTACAACAAATATTACAGTAACAAGCGACTATGACGGTTGCGATACACCAACATAAATTATATGAAAAAATTATTTTCTTTACTTATTGTTTTTATTTCTATAAAATGTTTTGGTCAAGTTTACCAAGTATTGCCGCAGTATGGGTATGAAATGAAAAGAGTAAATGCTACTTTAGTTTTATTATTGCCAAGCGATACAGTAACTAATAAGACAGGTGTTGCACGGATTGGTACGGTATTGTATTCAGGTAACGGTACAAAATGGACACCTGCAACTGCAACCGATACAACTAGCTTATCAAATAGAATTAATTTAAAAGTTAATATTAGCGATACAGCGGCTATGCTAAGTAATTATGCAAAGACTTCGGCAGTAAATTTAAAAGTAAATATTAGTGATACAGCGGCTATGTTAACCAACTATGCTAAAACATCGGTAGTCAATTCAGGGTTAGCATTAAAGGTAAATATAAGCGATACAGCTACAATGTTAAGTCCTTATGCTA